AATATATAGGTATATAAATATATATAAAATAATAGTAAAATAAATAAAATTAATCTAATATGTCATTATCGGCGGAACAAATATCAAAAAACTACGAAAAGCATCTTAAAATTATAGATACTTACATCGGTGACCGTAAGGAAGCCGTAAAATCTATGATTAAACACATGGAGGATACTTATGTTATGGCTCCTGCTAGTGGTAAAACGTGGTACCATAATGCTTTTGCCGGTGGATATGTAGATCACGTTAATAGAGTTGTGGAATATGCGGTAAAACAGTCAAGGTTATATAAAGAAATGGGCGGTGCAGTAGATTACACAGAAGAAGAGTTAGTATTTGCCGCATTATTCCATGATTTAGGTAAGCTAGGTGATGGAGATTCACCAAACTATATACCTCAGACCGATAAATGGAGACAAGATAAGTTATCAGAGATGTATACCTTCAATCCAGACTTAGATTTTATGCTCATCCCAGATAGATCTTTATTTATCTTACAAAAATTCGGTATAAAGGTTAACCAGAAAGAATTTTTAGCTATCAGATGCCACGATGGTGTGTTTGATAAGGCTAACGAAGCTTACTTCTTCAGTAACGTAGAGTCTTCTAGACAGAAAACATCTATTATCTCAGTATTACATGCTGCAGACTTCTTAGCCTCTAAGGTTGAATACGATATGTGGAAGCAAAACGGTGGGACCTCCCAACCAAAAGCACAGAAGACACAATCCACTACCGGTAGACGGGTAAATTCCTCAGAAGGACTTACAAACATGTTAAAAAACCTATAGTATGACAACTTATTATATAATAACTGGTGCATTAGTTGCACTTTCCGGAACTTTATCCTATATTATTGTTAATTTACTAAGAAAAGTAGAAAAATATGAAGATGTTGTACAAGACCAGGTACAATATCTACAAAATATATCAAACGCCGTAGGCGAAGGTCAAAAGCACCTAAAGAATCTTGATGAGAAAGGGGTATTTCAATCAGACGATGAGGTCGGTTATTTTTTCGAACAAATGAAATACGTACAAGACGAGCTAAACCGATACATGCTCCCCAAAAATTATGGCAAGAAAGAGAGCGAAAGCTAATTATTTTACAAAAGAAACAGAAGATTATATAGTAAAGTTTAATACATCTACAGAACAGGAATATCGAAAAAAAATATTTACTGAACATATCTACCTCCCTTTTTACAAATTAGCAGAAAACATTATACATACTTTTAAGTTCTACTATACCGATGTAGATAAAATAGAAGACCTTAAGCACGAGATAGTCTCAATACTCTACGAAGAAAAGATTATGAAGTTTGATCCAACTAACGGGGCTAAAGCATATTCTTATTTTGGCACAATTGTTAAAAGGTGGTTGATAAACTACAATAACAAGAACTATAAGAAACTTAAGCAGATAGGTTCATTTACGGATATAGAAGAATCATATGAGGTAGAAAGAGATATAGATACAGTAAGTAAGAAAACTATGTCTGATTTTATGGATGAATGGGTAGAAATAATGTACGACCAGTTAGATATACTATTTACTAAAGAATCTGAAATGCAGATAGCTGATGCTGTATTAACCGTATTCAGAACTAGAAACGACTTAGAGATATTCAGAAAAAAAGCTCTATATATCTATATCAGAGAAATGACCGATTGCGATACTCCCCAACTTACAAAGGTAGTTTCAAAGCTTAAAGAAGAATTCAAAACAAGATACCAGGCCCTATACGATCAAGGACTCCTTACCAACAAATCTTTTTAAACTATTTATATAAAAAAGATATGAGTCTAGATAAAGAAATATTCAAAGGAAAAACTCTATCTGATCTTTTTGGAGAAATCTACGATAATTCTAAAGAAACCAAAGATCAGGTAAAATCCCTTATATCAGAACTTAAACCTCTTATAGAAAACATTGGAGATGCGACACTTATTGTTCCTATGATTAAAGAATATATGGAGATAGGTGTAAAGAATGACGAGCATTTGATCAAGTTAGCCACAGTAATTCAACGTATAGAAACAGCGCAAGCTAAAGGAGAATCAGGTGAGTTTGACTTCTCAGACCTACAAGATTTATTAGAAGAGCAGGAGCTATTAGAGCAACAAATAGAACAGACAGAAGAGTCTACAGAAGAGGATGGCGAAGTATAACACAGGTATTAAAGTTAGATCTACTAATCAAGGTAGTTCTAGACAGTTATCGAGTACTGATAAGGTATTTGGTAGAGTTGTTGACATTATTTTAGATGAATCTCATCCTTCCTATGACATTTATGGAGGTCCTCAAAGTATCAATGGAGTATTCTACAGGAATATCGAATTAGGTGAGGTTGAGGAAAAAGAAAATTCTGAGCTAACTTTTGCTTATCAAGGTAATATGTCTATTAAGCAAACACCGCTAGTAGGAGAAATAGTTCAAATCGAAAGTCTTCCCTCAGAGGACAGAGAAACTTTTGTAAACTCTAAAAAGCCTTATTGGAATAGCATAGTACCGGTATGGAATAACCCTCACTACAACGCCTACTTTGATGAAATTCAAAACTATAATGAAGAAACTGAAGAAGTTGAGCCGACAGAAGATGAAAATTTTATTGAAAAATCTAACATTAATAGCCTACAAAGCTTCCCAGGGGACACTCTAATAGAAGGAAGACACGGTCAAGGTATAAGATTTACAGGAACTAAATATAGTACGAACCCCTGGATAGACGGGTCTAATAACGGCGAACCACTTATAATAATATCTAACGGGCACACACCCGTAGAAGAGTTCGAAAATATTACTGAAAACGTAAATAATGATAAAAGCTCTATATACTTAACATCTAACCATACCGTAAACCTAAATCAAGCAAATTTAAAAAATGACTCTTGGCTTGAAAAACCCATACAAGCAGATACGTACAAAGGAAATCAGGTAATAGTAAACAGCGGGAGAGTTTTTATAAATGCTAAAGATGAGAATATTTTTTTATCCTCAAAAAACAGTATAGGGATTAACTCTCAAAACTTAAATATTGATAGCGATGAATATATAAGTCTAGACTCTAAAAACATTCTACTAGGAGTACAAGCAAGAAAAAAAGAAGAACCGGTGATTCTTGGTAACGAATTAGAGATTTTCTTAAGACAGCTCATATCGGAAATTACCGCTATGTCTAAAGCTATGACTAAAGCTAAAACCCTAGACGGTAAACCTATCCTTGATTTAAATTTTCAAGGTAAAATATCTCAAGTAGTTTTAGATAGCTTGAACAAGCAAATTAACCCTTACGGTAAATCTATTCTTAAATCTAAAAAAGTATTCACTGAATAATGCCACATGTTTACCTAAAAGATTTTAAAAGTAATATTAGTGCTATCGCAACTGCACTACTAGCTGAAGCAGAAGCATACGCGATAAGATACGCTTTACAAAAAGTTCAAGAGCTGATTGATAGGCTTTTGGAACAATGCCCCCCTCCTAGTGAACTCAAACAAATTAACAGAAGCGTCGACAGTGTTAAAAAAGTAAAATTAGGAATAGAGAAAAAAGTCGAAACAGTGAAAAAACAAGCAGAAAAGCTTGATAAACCTATAAAAGCAACTAAAGCTAGCATAGAGATACTTTCACATTTTCCACTTCCCTCAGCCGTCCCCCCTGGTATAGGCCTACCCGTAGGAGTATTAAACACATACGGTAATTCTTTAGAATACTTAAGAGGTATGGTTAACGCTCTTGAAGACGATAAAGAAGGTATTTTATCGGTAACTGAAACCGCTATTAATACCTTTAACCCCGTCTCAGTAAAATTAGCACGAATAGAAAACTTACTTAATAGGTGTATTGAAAATCCTAATTTGACAAAAGAAGATAGAGAATCTATACTAGGAATATCAAATAGAAAAACTAATACTAATAATACTTTAAAAGAACTATTTGAATCTCAATTAGGAGGTAAATATACGTTGAGTATAGAGCTTGATAAAGAACAAAAAACTATAACACCCAAAAGAAGAGCAATTGCAGTAGATGAAAATGGAGTTATTATACTTAAAGGACCGTTTTCTTACGCAGGCTCACCTGAAATACTTATAGAAGAAATAAAATTTAGAATAAATAATCAACTTCCATAACATAACTATTTATATATATGAAACTCGATCAATTACGAAAAATAATAAGAGAAGAAGTGAGAGCAGCTGTTAAGGAGGAGTTACAAGAAGTAATGAATGAAGCTGTAAAAGCAGCCTCAGCTCCACAGCAAAGCTATACACAAGTTCCTAAAGGACAACCTAAAAAATGGTCTGTAGGTAAATCAGCTACTTTAGACGAGATGCTATCTGCTACCAGACAAGAGATGACCGGTCAAGATTACAATAATATTATTGGAGGGTCAGGAGTACATAAACCGAATTTTGCATCTACAATGGCTACACAGATGAGCATGGAAAATAAAGGACCAATGCCTGGTATAGATATTTCACAACTCGACTTTGTTTCAAAAGCAAAATCTGTATTAGATGCTTCGTATAAGAAAGATAAACAAAAAGCAGGAGTACTTTAATAAATGGCGTTCGAAGTAAGAAAAATTAACCCTTTAGATCTACAGCCAAGAAAAGCAATCGGTGTAAGCCTTCCTTTCTCTGGACAGGGAGTATTTAACTCAACTTACCAAACAAAAGATGCTTTGAAAGCAAATTTAATTAATTTTTTCTTAACAGAAACTGGAGAAAGGTTTTTAAACCCTACCCTAGGTACTAAGTTACGTGCTTTACTTTTTGATAGTCTAACTGAAGAAAAAGTGAAGCAGATAGACTTCATAATAAAAGAAGACCTTAAGCTTAACTTTCCTAAAGTGGAGCCAGTTGAAATAACAACAACTGGCATACCGGATAGAAATACCGTTCAGTTTTACTTAAAGTATAAAGTTTCAGAAACAAACATTGAAGACGAACTTGCAATAAACTTTGAACAATAATGGCCGAATCTAGAGATATAAAATACATTAACAGAGAATTTGCTGATTTTAAGCAAGAGTTAATAGAGTATGCTAAAAACTATTTTCCTGACAGCTACAACGACTTCTCTCCTACATCTCCTGGAATGATGTTTATAGAGATGGCTGCATATGTGGGAGATGTAATGTCTTTTTATCAAGATACTCAATTACAGGAAACTTTTTTACAAAACGCTAAGAACCCAGCTAACTTGTACTCGTTAGCGTATATGATGGGATATAGGCCTAAAGTAAGCACCCCCTCTGAAGCACAACTTACAGTAACACAGAGAGTAGAAGCTGTAGCACCAAACTATACTCCTAATTGGAATCAAGCACTTAAAATAGACGAAAACGCTATAATTACTGCAAACTCATCCGGTACCCCAACCTTTTTGATAAACTTCCCGATTGATTTTGCTTTTTCAAGTTCTTTTGATCCAACCGAAGTAAGAGTGTTTTCTGTAGACAGCGGTAATCCTGCAGAATTTTTACTATCTAAAAAGGTTAAAGCTTTTGCCGGTTCGGTAAAAACGGTTACCCAAACTTATACAACAGCAGAAAAATTTGCAACCATAGAAGTAGAAGACACTGATATCATAAGAGTTTTAGATATAATAGATAGTGATGGTAATACTTGGTATGAAGTACCGTTCTTAGGTCAAGAAACTACTTTTTTAGAAACAGCAAACACTGGTGCAAGCAAAAATATAGCACCTACAGTTTTATCTTTACAAAATACTCCAAGGAGATTTGTAACTAGATTTACATCCAAAGGTATACTCCAAATCCAGTTTGGAGCTGGAATTGCAGGTACAGGTAAAGAAGCCTTCTTACCAGACCCTCTAGACCTTACCAATGCTGGTTCAGGAGGCGATATAAACCAGCTGTTTAAAGCTTATGACCCCTCAAACTTTTTGTTTACCGATACTTACGGATTAGCCCCTACTAATACAACATTAACCGTTAGGTATTTGACAGGAGGTGGAGTAGCTTCGAATGTACCAGCTAACTCAATTACATCAGCTACAACAGTTTCGATTACAGCAACTGATTTAACCTATCAAGGAACCCTAACATTCAATAACGAGAAAGCAGCTTCTGGCGGTAAGGACGGAGATACAATTGAAGAGCTGAGAGAAAATTCAATCAGATCTTTTGCTGAACAGCAAAGAACAGTAACACTTCAAGACTACTCCATTAGAGCATTATCGTTACCTCCTAAGTTTGGAACAGTAGCGAAAGTATACGCAACTCAAACTTCAGCAAACAAGAAAATAGATACTGTTTTAACCTCAAACCCTTTAGCAGTTTCTCTGTATGTTCTTTCCTACAATAATAATAAACACCTGATAAACGCTCCTCTTCAATTGAAAGAAAACTTGAAAGCTTACCTATCACAGTATATTATGATTGCTGATGGTGTAAATATAGATGATGCTTTTATAGTAAATATAGGTGTGGATTATGAAATTATTACAAAACCAGATGCAGTCTCAAGAGACGTTTTAGTAAGGTGCACAAATGCCCTAAAAAATTATTTTAACATAAGTAGATGGTCTATAAACGAACCTATAAACCTATCACCTATATATACTCTACTTGACAAAATACAAGGCGTACAGACTGTTGAAAGTATAACTATAAAAAATAAATCTGGAGGAAATTACTCTGAATATAGTTATGATGTTCAAGGAGCTACTAAAAATAATATAGTATACCCCTCTTTAGACCCTTGTATATTTGAAGTTAAATTCCCAGACCTTGACATAAAAGGACGCGTAACAACATTATAAGATGGCAATATATAGAATATACCCTGTAAAAGATGCTTTCATTTCAAGCGAACCTACTATAGCTGGGTCATACCCAAACACCGGTAAGGATGAAATACTTGAAATAGGAAGCTACCCCGATTTAAACAACGTAGGAAGAACCAATAGAGCATTACTACAATTCAAATCTGAAGATATATCCTCAGCTATTACTACTATTAACGGTGCATCATACAGCGTTAATTTAAAACTATATCTTGCTGAAGCTGGTGAGATACCTCAAACATTTAATATTTTTGCTCATAACGTTACTGGGTCTTGGATTAACGGTATAGGAAAAAGAGTAGATGAACCAGTCAACACTTCCGGTGTAAGCTGGAAGTATAGAGGAGAGCTAGAAAATGAATGGGGAACACTTGGTGGGGATTTTGATAATGATATTATTGCCTCTCAGAGCTTTGATCTAAACTCAGACTACGATATAAACATGGACGTAAAAAGCCTTGTTGATGCCCAAGCACCTATAGGAGCTAAACCTAACGCCGGACTACTTTTAAAATTATCAGGTAGCTTAGAAAATTCGACTACATCTTCTATTAACCTCAGGTACTTTAGCTCAGACACTAATACTATATTCCCTCCATACCTAGAATTTAAATGGGACGACTCTAGTTATGATAGTGGCTCTCTTAGTCTTTTATCTACCGACATAGCTACTATATCTATAAAGAATGCCAAGGAGAAATACGCTGATTCTGATACCGTTAGATTTAGACTATCAGCTAGACCCAAGTATCCTACAAGATCTTTTGTAACTTCTTCTATATACTTAACTGAATATAGACTTCCTGAGGCAAGCTATTGGGGGATTAAAGATGAATTTAGCGAAGAAATGATTGTTGATTTTGATACAAACTATACTAAAATTAGCGCAGACTCTAACAGCAGTTATTTCGATGTAAGAATGAATTCCTTACAACCAGAAAGGTACTACAGGTTACTAGTAAAAACTACTCTTGATAGCAGTAATATAATATTAGATAATAAAAATATTTTCAAAGTAACAAGAAATGGCTGAAAGCGTTCGTATAGTTAAAACTAATGTAAACAAAAAAGAATTCGATCGAGTTGTAGACCGCTCGTTTAAGACTTTTGGAGTAGAATTAGAAGAAGAACAAGCTCTTACTGTAGATGAGTTTTTTACTAATTATGAGCGCTTGTATAAAGATATTCCTGTAGACGGTGAAGTAAACTCTCATCAGTTTCTTAGTAGAGAAAGCGGTAAATTGTTAGACGTAGTAGAGGATACAGTAAATATTCAGCCCCTGTTAGATGAAATTGATAATTTAAGAGAACAATTGCTAAATGCGAACGAAAGAATATTAGAGTTGACTAACGAACAGATTGTAGATTGAACAAAATAACTTATAACATATCACAGATCGACCCAGATTCATTAAACCCTACTGGTATCATTAATGAAAAGGATGGACAGCTGCTGAATGAATTTTCGGTAAATAGTATTTTTAATTACTATAAAGATCTTTCATCGCTTTCTATATACTCTTTAGATAACTCTTTACTTGAATTTATACCTAAGTATAATAATTTTCAAATTATAGGAACAGGAGGTACATCAGGAAAAGAAGGAACTGAAGAAATCATTATAGATGTCGTAAAAGATATAAACAAGTACGGATACAAAAACGGAGACGTAAAAGTAGTATATAATTTTTCTAATGATATTTTCACAGCAGATAATACTTCACATGAGTTTTTTATCGAAAATATTTCTCCGGATAGAACCGAAATAAGGCTTCTCTCAGTAAACCTTTCTGATTCAGATGTCGAAAATTTCGCTACTCCTTTTATTCAAGAGTTAAATAACAACACAACGTTATTAGATTTTTTTGTAAGGTTACAAGAACAAGTAAAAATAAAAGGATTAAATTTAGATATCCTAAAAATAGAAAAAGGAAGCTCTATTATTGTAAAGTTATATGAGCCTCTACCTCAATCATTCCTACTCAACGATACGTTATCTATAGAGAAAGTAGTAGCAGACCCGGTAGCATACCAAATTGAAAGCTCAGTCTTACAGCAGGGCGAAACTATACTTCCATTAAGAGGACCAAACTTTAATGTAGAAACCACAGACTTTAACAACAACCCAACAGAGTTTTTTAACTATAACGAGTTATTTAGTTATCCTATTTCAAGTAGTAATTACGAGCTCTATTCTTTATTCAACAAGAAAAGTATTAATATAGATGTTGATCATACAGATTATAGCGACTTTATTCATTTTTCTTCCGCTGAAGAAAGATTAAGAAATTTTAAATATAAACTCGATTTAATTAATAGTTATAGCTCTAGTATAGAAACTATTAGATCAACTGGTTATATACAACCAGGCTTAAGTGGGAGTACTGAATATTATGAAGGACTAATTAGAGGAATAGTACAAAACTTTGACCACTACGACAGGTACCTTTACTATGAGAGCAGCAGCTATGCATGGCCAAAATCTAATACTTCAAGACCCTACTTGAATTATGTGAGCAGCCACCCTACAGCTTCTACCTTTTTTGACAACCAAATTGTTATTGCCTCTAACTATGACAATACTAATTTAGATAACCTAGAACAAACCGTTCCCGCTTTTATAAGAGAGGATTCTACTAATGAACCCTATATGTTATTTCTCAATATGGTTGGTCAACATTTTGATAACCTTTGGATATATTTTAAAGCTATTTCTGATAAGTACGATAATGACAATAGGTTGAATTTTGGAATCTCAAAAGATATAGTAAGAAATGCTATAGAATCTTTTGGGATAAATCTCTACAACTCAAACGAAAACATACAGAACCTACTTAGTATGTTCGTAGGAGAGACTTTCCAAACAGGTAGTGAAGTAATAAATGATAGTTACTCTATCCTCTCAGGTTCAAACCTTTCTTATTTACAACCAGTTGCTAGGGATAATTACCAGAAAGAAATATACAAAAGAATATACCACAACATACCCCTCTTAGTAAAAAGTAAAGGAACTAACAGAGGTCTCAGAGCACTTATTAACTGTTTTGGAATACCCTCTTCTTCTTTAGAAATACGACAGTATGGAGGTGTAAATAGATCTTCAACAGTATTCACAGGACCTTTAGATTACTTTACAGGATCCTTTGGTAAAATTAGAACGGATAATACAGGAAGTATAGTTACAGGTAGCACACTATCAGAATACACATCGATAAAGAAATACAATCAGAAGTACTCTGATGATATTCATACTACTCAAATAGGATTTGATATAAGTGATTTTGCTAATAATGAATTTAAATCTAATCTTACAGGTTCTTTTAGTATAGATGACTATATAGGAGATCCGCAAACTAGGTATGACAATACGTATACCGGTTTAGATAAACTTAATAAAGTATTATTAGAAGGTACAGGTAGCATATACTATAAAGACCCTCAAGCATTTGTAAGATTAGTAAAGTATTTTGATAATTCCTTATTTAGAATAATTAGGGATTTTGTACCTGCAAGATCTGATATAAGGACTGGAATAGTAATTCAACCCCATGTCTTAAACAGGAGTAAAGCAAAACAAGTACAAGTTAGCTTCACTAACGAACAGTACTCAGGCTCTATAGATGTAGTTGCAATTACTGGCTCTCACGGTAAAACTTTTCCAACTGATTCAACAACAGCCTATACAGCTTCTTTTAGAACTGCGGTAAATAGATACTCTAAGATAGTTAACACAGAAGAACCTAAATTTACAGGAGAACTATCCGGTTCTATAATTAAAGCATCAGACGGAGAACTAAATAGAATAAACTTAATTAAGAAAGAAGGTCAACCTCCTATCATAAGAGATATAGTAGTAATTCAAGAATCAACATCATCAGCACCTGCTGCTTGCGGTATAATTTCTTTAGATACAGAATATGTAGGAGAGCAGTATGTTTTATATGCGAGTGGTAGTGGAACTGGTGAAATTGAAATTACATCTCCGACTACCGTATCACCGACCACAACTATAACGTATTTTAACAACTTTGATGATTATGAATATTTTGTAGCAGAAGCATCAGCGTCAGCAGGTAATACATTTAATGGCTGGTATACTGACCCTACAGCTGGAACATTAGTAACAGGTAGCACTACTTTAAGAGTATTCTACGAAACTGAAGATGTGTATAGTACAAACACATTCTTTGCAAGATTTAGTTAATTATGCCTACAATAGAAGAATTTAAAAATATAAATCCTCAATCCTACGGAACCGGTAGGGTAACTTTATTTGTCAGTGGAGTAGGACCATATACTATTAAGGCTATGAGCTTTCCTATAGTAGATAGCAACCCGGGTAACTTTAGAGCAGTTTTACAACAGGTAGATAGATTAAGGTTTAATTTTACAGGTGCTACCAAAGAAGTTACAGTTCTTGATAGACAGATTCAACAAGGCACAGGCGGGTTAAGTGATTATATGTATTTTGAATTTACCCCTATAAATTCTAATACTCTCCCTTCAGAAGTCGCATCAGTACCGACAGAAGAGGATTCAAGATTTAACTTCATACCTTATTTTAGTTTCAACTTTTTAACTAATGATTTTAACATACTATTAAACAACTCAGAAAGGAGTAAATTGAGTGTTTCAAGAAGAAAAGTTGACAGAGTATCAAGCCAGGCTAATCCAAGTAATCTAAACTCTATAATATCTCAATCTGCTACTTTTGCTGAAGCTCAAGAGTGTAACTATTCTAAAAGAAGTGTAATTAATGCTAGATACTTAGGTACCAAACTCACAAGCGGCTCAGTTAAATTTGATGACCCAGCTCTTACGTTTATTAGTTTTAACGCTAGTATACACGGTAGGAGTGTAAGTTATGATAAAATTACATCTATACCTTTAGATCAAAGAGAAATAACAGCTTTATACTTTAACCCGGTTTTCCCAGGTGATCTCAAAAGTATACCAACAGAAGGAAGACCAATTTATAGAGAAGAAAAAAACAGATTTGTAAGACTTGAAAATATAAAGTTTTTTATACCCGATGCTAATATAGTAGGAGAAATTACCTCAGGTTCAGCTACAAATGTTGCTACATATTCAACAAACACTATACCTCCTCAAACATACATAACAGGTTCAGCACTATCAGGCTCTGTAACACACTACACGTATATAGTTTCTAACTACGCTCAAAATAATGTAGCGTTCGTTCAATGGATATCTGGAAGTACATCAGATAGTACAAACATACCTGCTGATAGTGAAATAATTATTTGTGCTTCTAAAATACTTTCAAATAGTGGAGTAGTGATTAGTAAGGGATCGATTTGCTCATAATAAAACATAGAAATAACATATTTATATAAAAGATAGTTTAAAATGGGATACTTAAATAACGCAGTCGTAACAGTCGACGCAATTTTAACAAAGAAAGGGCGAGAGCTTCTAGCAAGAGGTGACGGATCTTTTAAAATTACACAATTTGCATTAGCAGATGATGAGATTGATTATACATTATACAATCCAGCTCACCCATCTGGTTCAGCTTTTTACGGGGAAGCAATCGAAAACCTTCCACTACTAGAAGCCTTTCCAGATGAAACTCAAATTATGAAGTATAAACTAGCTACCTTACCGAGAGGTACCTCAAAACTTCCACTATTAGATATAGGATTTTCTTCTATAACTTTAAAGCAAGGTGCTTCTTTAGCAATTACTCCCCAAACACTAAACTATCTTGGAGCTACTTCTACTTTTGAAGCCGGCGGATATACTGCTATAATCGCTGATGTTAGAACGTTAAGCACTTTTAACGGTGTTGGAATAAACACAGAAGAAGCTGATAGATTAAACACATCTACAACTGTAGGAACTAATGTATCTAAGACTGTTATAGGTACGTCTATCAACCTCACAGCAACAACAGTTAATACCCTATTCGGTTCTAGAAATACTCTTAACACTACTATTACGGTTATCGGAAGAGACTCTGGAGCACGAGCTACGGTACCTGTAACTATAACTAAAATAAATTAATAAGATATGTCGTTTAAAAGATTTGATCAAGAAGATGTAGTAGTAAGTGCTGATTCAGTAACAGCTCCTCTATGGACTGGTGATATAGTAAACTTAACTTCTTTTTATACTTCTGCTACTCAAAAAGACGGTGTATCAGGAGACTACTATTATAACGTATACCAGACAGGCTCTACTTTAGATACTGCTAGAGTACAATTTAGTGTTGCTTATGCAGATAAGAAAGGCTCAGGCTCAGCATATTTTAATGCTGCTGTACCAGGAAAGTCCCCTTCATCTATAGTATACGGTCAGTATAGAAACATAGTACTAGGAGACGAAGAAACCGATTTTACTTTCGGTTCTATCATCTCAGAAAACTTCTACGCTATTAGTATTGATAGAGCAAGATATAAAGAAAAACTTCTCCCTGGAACATTATCACTTACACTAAAAACTGGTAGTGCAACTTTAGTATTAACAGATGATAGCGTAGTTGATTCAACAGTAACATTTACAGATTCCGGTAGAGTTTATGAACTTATTACAGGTTCATTAGGAGTCCTTTCTACAGGTAAGAAAAACGCTAACGGATATACCTCAGCTTCAGGTTCGTATGGTAAATTCCTTCCAGATATTGGAGTAATCTTACTTAACGGTAACGCTCTCAAAGCTTCATCAGCGTCTGGTGGATTAGGGTTAAACATTGACCGCTCTGCTAACCCAGCTGCATCCAACAACCTGCAATCAGGCTTCGAGATCATTGAAAGCGGAAGTGCATTTAGGCTACAGTCTGAAGAAACTATTTCATCTAACTTTGTATTCGTTAGAGCAAGAAACTCAGAATTTAACTACTCGGCTAACCCATCTTATACTACTGGTTCGGGTGAGATTAGACACAACGTAATGATCGACAGGCCACAATCTTATATTACAACAGTAGGTTTATATAATGATAATAACGACCTACTAGGAGTAGCTAAATTATCTCGACCTTTATTGAAAGACTTTACTAAAGAAGCCTTAATAAGAATAAAGCTTGATTATTAATGAATGAGCGCTTTCAAAAAATTAAACAAGCAAGACGTATACATATCGGATTACAGTGCCCGCAAGCAATGGAATACGACAGGTAGTTTTATCTCTGATTATAATATAGAGCTTTTAAGAGGTTTTGAAGAAGGAGCATCTCCTTACTCTTACCCTAACGACGACTTTAACGGTAGGTCTCAAGAATTAGTTTATAAAAGTATTAAGCACCTTTATTATGAAGGAAGTTTAGGACAAGGTCACTACACAGGTTCAAGAGACCTTTCTCTTCAATCTTCTTTAAACTATAGCGGTTCAAGAAAACTTCAAAGTGAGGTCACTATTTTTTCTATACCAAAAGATTTAGTAGGGACTTATATTGAACCTAAAACGCTAAATATTAGTCCAATACAGTCAGCAAGTTTGTATGTAGTATCTGGATATGAATCTAACCATATAGTAAAAACTTTCGGAGTAGACCTAGGTTCGTATTTAGTAGACGACGGAGACGGTAATATTATTTACTCAGGTTCTAATACAGAAATATTTTTTGATAAGCAAATAGTCGGTGATGTAATTTATAATCAAGGTATGATTATACTTACTGATCCAAATATAGCAAGGTATTATGGTACTTATGCAAAAAGTACTCTTAGTTGGAAATCAAACCTTCCTATTTATACGTATAATATAAACTGTAAGATTAAAGATTCTGAAATGAATCTTACTTTTAATCCCTCAGTCTATACAGGCTCAACAGGGCAATTAAATGATAATATAACGGGAAGTGATTTTTCCCCATACTTTACTACTGTAGGGCTATATAACGGAGCTAATGAATTATTAGCAGTAGCTAAAACAGGAAGACCTATTCCAAAGTCGAGTAAGTCTGACACAACAGTAGTTGTAAAAATTGATATATAATGGCAATAACTTTTAGAGCAAACAAAGGCAGCGAGCTTACATTCGCAGAAATGGACACCAATTTCGGTTCTCTTTTCTATTCAAGTTCAGTATCACCATCTGGAAGAACCCTGTACCTACATTATACTAGTAGCGCAGCAGTTCCGGTTAATAATGCAGCCCACGCAGTAAACTTATCTGCCGGTTCAGGAATTAATGAAGGATCAGATAGAAGAATAGCTTTCTATACAGGCTCTGATGCAATATCTACCTCAGAAGGGATTGTGATAGACTCAGCAGGTAATGTAGGAATCGGAATAAATGAATCTACTGATTTACCTGGACCACTATCTCATAAACTAGCAGTATCAGGAAGTATTGCTGCAACCGGAGGTACCGTAGAATCTATTTCGGATATTAGATTCAAAACTGAAATTAATACTATTAACGACGGTCTACAGAGAGTATTAGATTCAAGAGGAGTATCTTATATTAGAGGAGGTAAGAACGAAGTCGGAGTTATCGCCCAAGAAATACAAGAAACTATCCCAGAAGTTGTCTCTAAAGATAATAAAGGCTATCTTTACGTATCTTACGGTAACATAACCGGTGTATTAATCGAAGCTATAAAAGGGCTTAACGACAAGATAGAACAGTTACAATCAGAGCTAAATAGCCTGAAAGGATAAAAAATAGTCGCGTTACTTTTATAGTGTTATAAGAGA